TATCTGCTGGTAATATAAGTGTTACTGGTAATTTAGCTGTTGGTGGCATTACTACTGATACAGGTAATATTACTGGCGGCAATATTATAACTGCTGGTCAAGTAAGTGCTACAGCTAATATTTCTACTAGCAATTATTTTATTGGCAATGGTGCCTTTTTAACTGGTGTCACAAGTGCTAATGGAAATTATGGAAATTCAAATGTTGTATCATTATTAAGTAATTTTGGTAGTAATGTTATTTCAACAACTGGAACTATTACTGGTAATGGTAGTCAATTATCTGGCGTAGTATTATTAACTGGAGATCAATCTATATCCGGTAATAAGAGCTTTGGTGGATTAACAACATTAAATTCTTATGTTGAAACTACAGCTAATTCAGTTAATACTGGTAGTTCATTTACACCTGCGTTGGCCAACGGTCCAGTTCAAAAAGTAACAGCAAGTGCTGCTTTTACATTAGCAGCTCCGTCGGGTATGACACAAGGTAGTAGTATTACATTGATAATAAATCAAGACGCTGTAGGTAATCGTGTGATGACTTCAAATAGTGTTTATAAATTTAGTTACGGAATTAATACTTTAAGTGTAGCACCATTGGCTATTGATACTTTAACTATTTTTTATGATGGCACTAATTACTTGTGTAATATAGCAAACGGATATATTTAATGTTTTTACATAAACAGGCCGGAAGTGGTCGACCAAATTTTTGGACTTATGAAAGTCCAGCAGCTGGCAGTATAGTTGCTAGCGCACCAGCTACGACCGGCGGAACCATTTATCCATTATCGCCACCTTACATGGCATATAATCCTAATGTTACATATAATAGTTCTAAAGCTATGAACTGGAGCGGTGATTGGACTATTGAGTTAGCTTTAATAAATCCTACTACAACTAGTGGATCATCTAATTGGAATGGCGTTTTTCAAGTTGGATCAGGCACTTCAAGTTTAGTATTACAATTATTCAGTTCTACTAGTTTAACTTTAACATTTAGAAATGCTACACAATCAATGGCAACTTCTTTGGCAGGATATCCGCTTACTTGGTTAAAAATTGTTATTATGCAATCTGGATCAACCACATATATGTATGTAAACGGTTCTCAAGTTGCTAGTTCGGCATTTTCTGCCGATCCAGATACTTTAACTGGATCAGCATTTATTTTAGGAGCGGCTCCGCAATATTGGACTGGTAAAGTATTAGGATGTTATGATAATATTCGCATTAGCAATATTGCTAGGTATACTCCTGGAGGCCGTATTACGGTTCCAGATACATTAACATTGGATAGTAATTGCTGGTTTTATACTAGTTTTACAAATACTTGGTTACCAGATACAGGAATGATTTAAGGAATAATATGGCACAAACTTTTACAGAATTTAAAACACCACTTACTAAAATGAGTTTCACTCCGGATATTCCAAGTTCGGCATTACAACCTAATGAATATAATATTGGATTTAATGTTGAAACAGATACCAGAGGTATTCGTTCAGTATTTGGTGATACACAAATATTAAGCTCTATTCCAGGAACTCCTATATTTGTAAGTTCAGGTTACAGAGCCAATGATGAATATTGGTTTATTGTAGCCGCAATTTCAAACGGAATAGAAGGACGCTGGTATGCTATCGATAAAAATGGAATTACTAACATTACTCCTGGGTATGGAAATGATCCCAACGCTTATCTTCCTGGTTACAGTTATGGCATCCCTATTACTGACAGTTGGAATGGCACTGTTCTTTTTATCAATGACTCGGTCTCGGCTCCACTCTATCTATTGCCGGATGCGGAAGAGTTTCGCGAATATAGTCAATACGGTGTTACCTTAACAACTACTGCGGCTAGCGGAACAGGCACAATAGCTACATTAACATTTGCTAATCAAGGCACAGCTCCTTATTCAGTAGGTAATCAAATTATTGTTAGTGGCGTTGTGCCATTAGGATATAATGGAACTTATGTTGTAACTGGTTGCACAGCAACTACTGTTAGCTATGTAAATTCAACAACAGGATCACAAACAGCTCCTGGACAAATTGTTCCTAATTATCAGTGGAACTACAATCCAGATTGGTCTGCTGTAACTGCTAAGTTTATGCACATCTATTCTACACCTAATGTAGGATCAATTTTAATTGCTGGCAACTTAACTGCTGATGTTATTAGTTCTGGAACTACACAAAACTATCCAACAACTGTTCAATGGAGTCAAGCATTTGGTTTAAATTCAGGTCCAACAACTTGGGCACCTACTATAACCAATGTGGCAAACCAATTAGAAGTTCCAGTGCGTGGTCCAGTTATTGATGGATTCCCAATGGGCGGTAACTTTTATATTTGTTCTTATTGGGACACAGTTATTTTTAGTCCAATCAATTACCAATCTACAAGTGCTCCAATTCTTGGCGTAAGATTATTAACACAAGGTCGCGGACTATTAAATGAAAACTGCTGGGCCAATGCTGATACATTAGTATATGGATTAGATGCTCGTGATTTGTGGAGCTTTGATGGTAGTAACTTTAAGAGTCTTGGCAATCAACGCATTAAAGATTATTTTTATGCTAATTTAAATCCAGCATTTGTGGATCGTGTGTTTGTTATTAATAACACACAAAAGAATCAAATTGAATATTACTATCCAGATTTAACATCTACTGGATGGTGTAACAAAATGATTAGTTATCGTTATGACTTAGATATTTTCAATCCACCACGCGATGTAAGTAATGCTAGTCATGCCACTGAAGCTCCATTGTTTATGAATGGTGATTTTAACACAGCTAGTCGTAGTGTTGTTTACTTACAAGGTGTTGCTAATAGTCAATTGGTTGAAAAAGATCAAGGCACATCATTTTTAAATGATACTCCAATTACTAGTATATTTCGCAGAGATAATATTAGTTTAGGATTAAATTATAGTCAACAAGCATTGTTACATCGCATATTACCTGAAGTAGTTAATATTAATACTAATGGATTACAAATTAATGGTGTAGGTGAACTTACTGTAACTGTAGGTGGAACTAATAGTGTTGGAACTGATCCAGATTTTAAACCGCCAGTTACAATGTTAATTAACACACAAAATCCTTGGACACAAATCAATCAAAACGCATATCGTGTAAATACTTTGATATTAGGCGACTCAAGTGATTCAACAACTTGGCAATGTGCTGCCATTAATTGGCAGTTTACTCCTACACAGGATGCGAGATAATGACTACATTTGCTGTTACAGATCCAGCACATACTATTGCGGCACTTAACTATGCTTTAAGTAATTTAGGGCAAGGGGGAGGTAGTGGCAATAGTGGTGCTACTGGAAATGTATTAACAGTTAATACCACAAGTGGCATTATTAGTTTAAATGGTTCAACAACAGTTCAAGCATATTACTATCAATATGTTAATATTCGTTATGCGGATTCAGCAAGCGGCGCTGGATTTACTACAAGTCCAACAAATAAACTATATTATGGTATTTTAAATTCAAGTAGTTCAACTCCAGTTAATCTTAATAATCCTACAAGTTATCAATGGGAATTAGTAACAGGTGGTTTTGGCACAACTAAAACTTTATTTTATAGCACATTAGGTGGACGCCAAGTTCAGTTTACTGCGGCAACAACTATTCCTAGTGTGTTCTTTAATTCAGTAGTTAACGCTACTCCGATTAATTTAGACTATGTAACTAGCACACAAGCATTACCACAAGTAGTTCTTACTGCTTATTTGAGATCCAATACTGCGCCATCTACACCAACAGGTGGAACATATGATTTTGGTAATTTGGTATTTACGCCGCCCAGTAGTTGGTCGAATAGTGTGCCGACTGGCAACACCGCATATTATAGTTCACAAAATACTTTTATTGCTCCTGTAAACGGAACAACTGCTAATCCAAGTTTAACTTGGACTACTCCAGTATTAACTGGATCTAATGGCACAAGTGTTTATCAATATACTGTATATCAACAAGCTAATATACAACCTAATGTGCCGTCAGGTGGTAGTTATAACTTTGGTAATGCTGTAGGAACTCCTCCAAGTGGATGGTCAAATACTCCATCGGGCACAGGCAATATTGTTATTTGGAGTTCAACAGCACAAGCAAATACAAATACACCAGGTGGCACTTGGTATGCTAATGGTTCATCTAGTTGGAGTTCTCCAATTCAGTTTAGTGGTTCAAGTGGTGCTACGGGTGAGCGTGGATTTATTCCAATGGGTTATGTGGTTACTACACAAAATCCAACTACTGCTCCTGGTAATACTAACGCTAACTTAACAGCAGCATTTAGCGCATCAAGAACTAACTTTAGTGCTCCTATTGGAACTGGTTATGCTCCAGAAGCAGGAGATACTGCTAGTTTCACATGGGGTAGTAATACATCAGTTAATACTGTTTACACATATTCTGGAACTGATTGGTCATTAGCTGATGGACAAATTATTAACGGTAATGTATTCGTAACTGGATCTGTTAATGCTAGTGCTTTAAACGCTAATGATGTTTACGCATTAAATTTACGCGGTGGTAATGTTAATGTAGGAACCTATGCTGGAACTGGTTATTGGTTTCAAGCTAGCACAGGTAATGCTTATGTTGGCGGCAATTTAACTATTGGTAATAATGCTACTATTGGTAACAATTTAACTATTGGTAACAGCGTTACTATTGGTGGTTTAACTTATAATGGTAACTTGCTTAATAATGTAGTTACTCCAGGAGTTATTGCTAGTAATGCTGTTACTGTTGGAACTATTGCTAATGGCGCAGTTACATATGGCGCATTATCAGCTAATTCAATTCAAGCTAATGCTGTAGCAGCAAATACATTAAGTGGTAATATTATTGTTGCTAATACATTATTGGGCAATACAATTATTGCTAATACATTAAGTGGCAACGCTATTATTGCTAACACCATTTCTGGTAATACAATTATTGCTAACACCATTTCTGGTAATTCATTGGTAGCAAATAGTATTACTGCCACACAAATTAGTTCTGCTTATGTTTACGCTGGCAATATTACTAGCTTTGGTGCTACACAAGGAAATGTAAACAGTCCTGGATATTGGTTAGCTTACAATTCTGGTGATGCTCACTTTGGTGGTAATGTTACCATTGGTGCTAATTTAAATGTTTCTGGTTTAGTTACTACCGGCGCATTGAATAGTAATACTGTTATTACTACAACTATGCAACCATCTACAGTTAGTAATTTCCAAGCTGCGGCTGGAGGTGTTGGAACCGGTTATGTTGTTGTAACTAATCCAGTATCAGGCACAGCATATCCTACTGATATGAGTGTTAATATTACTACAACTCAAAATAATCAACCTGTTTATATCTATGCCGGAATGCAAACTTATTGGAATAGTTTTACTTTAGCAGCTAATAGTGAAATTGTTTTAGCTGTTAGTTTATTTAGAGGCAATGTAGGAATTACTACTGACAATTATACTTTTGATTCGGGCCCAGGTGGTGGATCAGTTAATTTTGAATCTACTACAAATTTTACTGGATTTACTGATGCTCCTCCAACACCAGGAACTTATAACTATTACCTTTCAGTAGGTGTTATTACAACTGCTGGTAGTTATAGCGGTGGCAATGTTTCAGTGGGATTTAGAAATATTACAACACAAACACTTAAACGATGATTTATACAATATACAATCCTACAACTGGTCAAATACTTCAAACTATTCACGGCGATAACGCGGATTGGATTCAATCCAATCTTGACGGTAAAAACTATGTTGAAGGCGATTATAATGCCAAAGATTATTATATCGATAACAATCAAGCTGTTGCCAAACCTACAAATCCTAGCATAGGTGGACAAAAATATAATTTTGATTATACAACAAAATCATGGATTTATGATACTGTAGCTAGTGCTACCGCATTAAGAAAATACAGAAATGATGAATTAACTAATGTTGATAAAATTAATCCTACTTGGTATAGTAGTTTAACTACTGATCAACAAACAGAATTACAGCAATATAGACAAGATTTATTGAATATTCCACAGCAGTCTGGATTCCCTACTACTGTCACTTGGCCCACAAAACCAAGTTGGTTATAACCGGTTTAACTAAGATCTACTAAATACACGATGACACCTGAATCAGAAGAAAAACTAAAAGTAGTTCATCATTTTGCCGGCGGAGTTTATGCCAAGGAAATGACATTAGAAACGCTCGAAGATTGTATGCATCAACATAAGCATCATTTCGATCATATGAGTATATTAACATCTGGCAAAGTTATGTTAGATGTTGATGGAGAAAAAACAATTCATACAGCTCCTGCTGTTTTGAATATTGCTGCCGGTAAGCGTCACTGGATTCTTCCTTTGGAAGCTCCA